TTATGTTCTTTTTCCATTTGTAAATCATACAACACACCCGTATATTTATCTACTGATATGGTTTGAATGCGCGATAGTAACAAATCACCGTAGCGGAAGAATTTGAAAAATTGTTTATCGTCAAATTGGATATTCATCAATTCGCAAATCTCAGGTGTTTTGGGTATACGTAAACAATAAGAAATCCTTTTATTTTCAATGATTCCGCGAGATGTTTCATGTTTTTCGCCAACTCTATCGCGAATATATCCACTAGTGAGTGCACCCATTCTCATAGCAAGAAATCTCACAGATTCGATGAGATTGTAAGAAGTACTATCGAATACGAGTTCTTTATGATTACATCCATCTGTATCCAACAAACCCTTGAGAATATACTTTGATTTTTCAATTGGCAAATTCAACCATCGTTGTTGTACGCGTTTCTCCTTGTTTTCATCATAAAAATCATTATAGCGGAATGGCAAATGAACACATCGATTCCAACGAATTCTCGTTGTATTTCCATCTACGGCAACATTAAAATCGACACACCTATCATTAAAATAGGCGGTCACAAAATCGGCAATATGTTGTTTGTTTTCAGTATGAATGGAAATATATCCAGACGTATCCGTTTTATTCGACATACAGCCATCACCCAAAATAATACCATAGACATAACAATCCTCTTCTGTAAGTGACTGAATATCGCGTTCATATGTTGGAATAGGATAGACAATCATATCATCCATTGTCAAATCCTTTGCATCCGCCCATTCAAAATCACAGATTTTCTTATCCAAACGATTTTTTATAACGTTATAATTGGTTCCTTTTGATTGCCCACACAACGCATACACCGGATGTTCGGGAGTAATTTGTAGCGGAGTGAGTGAGTGCATAGTCTCTATTTCCAGAATTTCACCGTCATAGGAATGTTCGAGTACATTCTGAATTACTTCTGTTTCACCATTCAAATTGAAAATCTCCGTTTCGCCAGCTACACAATGCTGTATTTGTTTAGGACCTTGAGTAGTATAAATAATTGTCTCGGGATTCACACATTGGTCAATGTACTTGGCCGTGTTGTTAAACACCTTCAACATGGGAACAATACCATTGGAAAACCCATTGGTTCCACGAATATGACTTCCAGAAGCTCGAATATTATGGATATGTAGACCAATGCCGCCCGCCCACTTGGATATCATTGCACATTCTTTCAAAGTATTGTAGATTCCCTCCACACTATCATTCTCCATTGCCAGCAAAAAACAGCTCGACATCTGAGGTCTAGGTGTTCCCGAATTAAACAGTGTAGGAGTGGCGTGTGTAAAATATTTCTGTGACATCAGGTCATATGTTTCCCGAATTTTGTCTAGGTTATCACCATGGATTCCAATGGAAACGCGAAGCCACATATGCTGTGGGCGTTCCACTGTAACCTTGTTGATTTTCATCAAATAAGCTCGGTCCAATGTTTTAAAACCAAAATAATCAATCAAATAATCACGTTCATAATCACACAATTCCTCAAATTCGTCGGCATATTTATTTACAATAACATATAATTCATGCGATACAAGAGGGCTATGTTTATCGTGTTTATCTGTGTAATTGTAAAGCAAATTCATATTTTCCACAAAAGATTCGGTGGTATTCTTATGATGATTGGATACTGTAATTCTACCCGCCAAAACATTATAATCATAATGGGTGGATGAAAGCGAGGCACATTGGTCTGCACTCAATTCATCGATTTTTGTAGTTGAAATACCATTATAAAGTTGGTCGATTACTTTCATAACAAGACTCGTATAATTGATTTTGATATTGGCTTCAGACCCAATTGTTTTTATTCTTTTTAAGATTTTATCAAAAGAAACTATTTCACGTTCTCCATTGCGTTTTGTTACATACATTTCCTCTTCATTCGATAAAAAAGATGTCTTGAATGGAGATGTCATTTCTGGTAATTTAACTATAGATAATATAAAACATGAAATAGTTTTATATCATTTTACATATTTGGTTTCTTTTATAAAACCTCCCCATTTTCATCCAATTTAATCAAACACATTGTATTAGCTAATGGCATATTGTTAACTCGATGTATTTCTGTATCATCTCCTAAAAAATTTACTGTAATTTCCGATTTGGTGCGTTTCTTCGGAGCGCGATGTTGGTAGCCTTCTTGCCGTTCTTTTAAAATAGTATTCCATACTTCTTCTATTTTCGGAACAGCCGCTTGAAACCATAGACGATTACGTTTTATAAGAACGCAACTAAATTCGTTCAAATACCAATATAGTGGTTTAAATAACACATAATCTGGATTTGCAATTATGGTCTCGTTTATCCACTCATCAATAATGTCCTTTTCCAGAGGAATATCCAACGGCATATAAATATATTTCGGTCGATTGTCATAAATTTTATGAAAAGACATATCAATGGCATAGCCCTCCGTTCTTTGAACGAAATACAAGATAACTCCGCGATAATCACGTTCGACCGTTTCTTGATAAAAAGCCTCCGCCGATTCATATTCTTTGAAACAAGTCTCTACAAAATCACATTCATCCAAATCACACGTTTCCATTTGAATCTGTGTTTGTATCCAATATTCCTGTTTGGGTATTCCTGTGATTTCACGATTGAAAATATTTTTAATTTCTAACATCCTCCCATATTTTTCGATGTTTTCAACATTGATATTAATACCATCAGGTGATGCTCCAATAAATGAATATCGTGGGTGAGGAATACAACCAAAATCACCAATCGTGGTTTTATACATATCTTCATATATCATTGTAGTAAGGGGTTCATATTTTTGCCCCCAATGTAGGGGACTATCTGTATTACAGTATGTATTTTCACTCTGTTCGAGTGGCTTACATTTTTCATAAATAAGACTATTTATCATGGAAGGTGTATTCAATGCTTTCCATAGATTACTTGCAGTTATTAGATTATAACGAAACGTATACCATTCGGGTGTTCTCTGTTTTGGTTGAGGTATCGAAGTTAGATGTTCTATTTGGGCTTTTATTTTATTGATATTCTTTCTCTTTGAATCCAATACATTGATAAAGCTAGAATTGGATGTATTCAAATTCGACCTAGCCGGTATATTATTAATGTCGAAATAAATATCTACGTGTTCTTCTACCAATTCTTCAATGTCAGAATAATCATCTTCTCTACATAAATTTGCGTCCAGCCAATCCTCGTAAAATATATGAGTAATATCTGTTATAAATTGACAGTAGAAATTCGGTTGAGACATTTGTAGGACATTTTCTTGGAAATACTCGTCCATATATTCAAACAGTGTATTCTGAATATCAACATAGTCCGTATCGTTACATACTATTTTTTCATCCAGTTCTGTTGTATTTTCATCGTCCATTTCCTTCATTCTATTCGCAGATTATGTTTATTTCGTTTTCGATGGTAGTTATATCTTCTCTTCTATATGTTTCAATTTTTACAAAAAAGTTGGTTATCTACCATTGGCATTGTTTTGTTAACCTCTTTTGGAGGATAAATGTATTTATCCGCCAAAAAGGTATGGGTCTCCTGTTGAATTGTATCCATTTGGATATAATTCACCCGATAGATCTTATGACAAAAGATATAACAAGACAAATAAATAATACAAATATATGTAAATGAAACACTCACGACGAACTGGTCGAATTTGGCGTACCTCGTTTTGGTGTTAATGATTTTAACGTAGAAACACGCTTGTTATCATTTGACCTAAGCGAAAAAATTCGATTTGTCGAATTAAAATACAATGAAGGGATGCTATTAATTTCCCTCGCTTCTTTATCATAAATTACATCCTTGGTTTTTTGCAATTTATTCTTTTCCAAACAATCTATGAAAAATGATTTGAGCGCCTTTATGTCTTTCATGGGTAACGCATTATCCTTACCATATTTTTCAGAAAACGCATGAAGTTTCTGTATTTTCACCGTTTTATCCAATTTATTCCATGTCTCCGTTTTGTTATGCAATTTCTCCTTCTCAAGTAGATTATCTATAACATTATAATTTATCTCGCTATCCTCTGACGTTACTGAGTAATTAATCATTATTTTCTTATATTTTGATTGTAAGTTCTCGTCTGTTTCTGTGGTTGATGTAGTGTCTACTTCTTCACTTGTTTCTTCGCTCTTTATCAACGTATTAAACATTATTTAATGTTATTGTCTTTATATAGTAATGTGGATAATATTTATATGTTTTACTATATATATTTATAATATTTCAGATACGTTATGACTACAGTTACAGACTTAAAAATTGTAAATCTGAATTTACGACCCTCGAACAAAAAAGACAAGAAGGATATAAAAGAAGACGCAAAGCCCTCCGAAAAAACGCCCAAAAAACGGGTGGTTACAGAAACCGCCAAATGGTCTTTCAAAGTTTGTGAACTCAATGTCGAATATGAAAAACAGCTAATCGACGAAATATATAAAAATGAAATCATACATAAAGACCATTGCAGTTTCATTATACAACAAATCCATCAAAAAATATATGGCTATAAATCTCAAGATATCCATAAAAACAAACTTGAGCCTGAGAAATTAGTTTGTCTTGATAATGTCATCCATTTAATGATTGAGAAATCAAATATGTGTCATTATTGTAAGGAACCTGTTAGATTGCTTTATGAAAATGTTCGAGAACCAAAACAATGGACACTTGACCGAATTAATAACGATTTCGGACATAACAATGACAATATCTTTTTAGCATGTTTATCGTGTAATTTAAGAAGACGGACTATGTATCATGAACGGTATGTATTCACAAAACAATTGACGATTACCAAAGTTTGATTTTGAAAATAAATGCTTTCCGGTTGGAAAGTATTTATCGCTCTATACAGGGTTCGAACCTGCGACCTTGAGGTTAACAGCCTCACGCTCTACCAACTGAGCTAACAGAGCCAGCACTCATCTTTTTGGGAGATGGGGTGATTATATGTATTTCACATATTATAATAAGCTATTTTCTTTATATTCTTTTGAGGGAAATTACATTATATTATATTATATGTTTTTCTGAATAGTTCAGGTATGAAAAACTATTCTAATTCCAAAACGAC